GTTCCAGTAATCAGCTCCTGATACGTCGCCTGCACCCGCATCATTAAACAATCCAGACACTGAAATAAAGTTTGCTGCTTGGTCACCAATGGCCTCTGGACCAGCAAATGCATGAATGGCGTTTGGAAGAGCATCAATTGCATCCGTATAATTGAATGGTTGAGCACCAAGGGTTTTGTATAAGACGGAATTACAGTCAAGGGAGGCACAGTAATCTACATTTGAATCTGGTTGAACCACCCAAATGAGTTCCTTACAAGGGTGATTAAAGTTAAGCTTAATTTTATTAGAAGATGACCCAACCGATTCATCTCCTGTAAATTGTAGTTGTTCAATGAGGTACTCGTGAGGATTTTGAGCCATACGTCTACGTTCATCAGTGTCTAAAAACACATAATCTACATATAACGAGGCTGCTACGAGGGATTGAGCGTAAGCAAGACTAGATTTTACGTTGGAAGAAGAAGACACATCGTCGCATGTAAGGGTAGATACCGCCCATAGACATTCATCTATGGGACGAATATCAAGGTTAATACGAACTTCGTGGTATTGAAGCGCAATGAGTGGAAGCGCGAGACCAGGATTACGGCAGTACCAAAATTGGAATGGAACGTATAAGGTGGTCTCGGGCAATGCGTTTCTAGGAGTACATACTTGACGAGGTGCATTGGAATCACAAGGACCATCTACATCTGCAAAAGTGGGGTCAGTAATATAAGTGAGTGCAGTGGTGTTACCAATCATCTTATAGTAACCATCTTGTTGTTCCTTGGAGAGTGTTAATTGGTTCCAAATATGCATCCAGTCGCCATATTGACGGTCAATCCGCTGACCACCAATTTCAACTTCCACTTGCGCGATGAGTTGCTCACCAGGGAAATCCAACCATCTCGCAAAAGGTGCTAGACTCGTATTGATTTCGGGTAAAGTTACTTGAAGGTAGGTTCTATAAGCAAGGTCACCGTTTCTCGCAAGGGTACATGTTACACGTCTTCCGAAGTCGGCTTGACCGTTGAATGTTTGTTCTATAGATTCCATTGCAAAATTAGTGTGACGACGATATGTTACTTTCCAAAATGTAATTTGTGGATTTCCAGTAAGATAAACATCTTGTGCTCCATAGGCTACTAATTGCATCAATCCTCCACCCATTCTATATAATTACAAAAGAAAAAAAAATACGGAATTATACCTTATTCTTTCAAATAGACGTATGTTGAGTTATAAATGACTTAATATAGTCTTCTTCAAATATTTGATTGTCATTATCATGTTTTTTTGTAAAAATATATTTACATGCAATCTTTTTTACAGACCAACCATCTTGTAATACGCTATATATGAACTTCATCCTTTGTAATGTGTTAAAGTCAACGTCCTGTGTAATATGTTTTATTACTTGTATTGTATTATCCTCCATTGTAATATATATGAAACAATAATTTATAATAATTAACGTTTAATCTAATATTGTATTAAAAACTATACCAATATTAGATTAATGTCTTTTAAAATCAAACCAACTAAAACGATACAAGTCCCTATTAAATATAATACAACCTTAGATATTAAACATAAGTCTATTTTAGAGAAAATCAAATACGATGAATATATTGTTTTGCCTAACTTACAATCTGAAAAATGTAAGTTAAAAACGCAATTAAAACATACAGACAATATTGAACTACAAATTGAAATACAAGACAAATTACATTCTATTTCTTCTAAAATAAAAAAATTGCGTGTCTCTAAATCAAAATACTACCTTGATAATTCAAAATATATATTTGATTATTATGAAAATAAAAAGATTGAGTCTGAAGGAAATTGTAATGTTTCGTCTAAAACATTGAATACATTCTTTAATATAAAAGAATCTCCCTCCATAGTAGAAAATGATATATTATCCAATGCACAAAAATATCTTGCAAATGTGGACGATTCCTTCCTAGATATTAACAAGTTTATAAATCAAACGGACATTTGTAATCATTGTAATAAAGGTGAACTTATATTCATTGAACATGAAGGAATATGTGTATGTAACATGTGTTTTGTTAGCGTACAATATCTAATTGATAATGAACGGTGTAGTTACAAGGAACCACATAAAGAAATATGTTTTTATGCCTATAAGCGTATAAATCATTTTAGGGAAATTCTTGCACAGTTTCAAGCAAAGGAAACTACACAAATACCATCTAAAGTGATTGAAGACATTGAACAACAAATGAAAAAAGAGCGTATTGTTCTTATACAATTGACAAATCATCGTGCCAAAACCATATTAAAAAATTTAGGATATAATAAATATTACGAACATATACCTTATATCAAAGATAAATTGGGAATTAAACCTCCTATTATGAAACCCGAATTAGAACAACGTTTGTGTAGTTTATTTATGGAAATACAAAGACCTTATGCTAGATTTTGTCCAGATATACGAGTAAATTTCTTAAATTATTATTATACTATATATAAACTATGTGAATTACTAGATGAAACTGTATTTTTACCTTTTTTTCCAATGCTAAAAGATAGATATAAACGGATTGAACAAGATGAAATATGGAAAAAAATATGTAATGAATTAGATTGGGAATTTATACCGACTATATAATTATCGTGGGAAACCTACGAGATTTGCGCCTATACCAAAGCCTGCCCCACTTCGCGCATTTACTCCCATACTAGGAATATAAGTATCCAAAATACTGAATGTAGCTGCAGCAGTCAATGCAATGAGTGCAATTTCATCTAAGTTAATACTTTTTTTAGGAATCGCAAATGCCGCGATGGCTACCATTAAACCTTCCACTAAATATTTAATTGCACGCTTAAGTAATTCATTAAAATCCACCCCAGAAATATTCATTATAGAGTAGTAAAAGAAAAAAAATTATATGAAAATAATACTTAAAGATTTCTTAATATCCAATATATGTCATCTAAACGTCAGAATACTCGTTCCATAAATGGTTCTCCAAATCCAGATTATATTGATTTATTAGAAGAAGACCGTTCATTGGCAGGACAAAAATTTGTATGTGTCTCTTTTATATCCCCTGAAAATATAATAGAAGATAAACGTCAATTTTTTTTTAATGAGTTTATTAAACAATGGGATTTATCCAAATCCATGGATAAATTTACACAATTTATTAAATTTTTATCTTATAAGTATAAATGTTCATTTGAAGATATGATGAAAGATTTAGAAGAATTTGTTTCAACTGAAAAAGATGCATTATTTGCAACTACATTATCAGATGAATATAAAACGTTCATGGATAAACATGAAGATAGATTACAAACTCTATACGACGAATCCGTTGAATTTCAAACCAATACACGCGGAATCAAAATACGAGGGTCTTTTCCAACTCAGGGTGAAGCAGAAATGCATGCTAAAAGTTTGCGTGAAAGTGACCCGTCTCATGATGTATTTGTTGGACCGGTTGGTTTGTGGATGCCATTTGACCCAGAGTCCTACAAAACAGGTAAAGTAGAATATTTGGAAGATGAACTAAACCAACTCATGCAAGAAAAACATAAAAATGAATTTAAAGCTAAACAACATTTTGAAAATCGTGTGCGTAGTACAAAACAAAAAGCATTTGAAGACAATATGAAAAAGGCAAGTGAAAGTGGTAACAAATTGACACAACTGATGAACGAACAAGGCAATCTCGTGTCGTCGCGTGATGACCCTACAAATGAATTATTTGAAAAAGAAAATATCTCAACGAAACAATTATCTTAATTCCATTTATTTTTTTTAACATTGATATGAGGACCTTTTGTTTTACGAGCGGTTGCAGGGTCATAGGCTACTATATTTTCATCATCGCTATCTATACCTTTGGATAATTCCCAAAATTCATTTGAACCTAGTTTAAATGGACCATGAGGTTCTGCTCTATACCAAAATATTTGGTCTTGTAAACGATTGCTCTTGGAGTTATTGTTTATCACTAAACATTCATAATTTTCAGTACATTGGTCCATAATTTGTGAAAAACTTTCAAACGTTGGAAACATTCCTGCATAATTTTCGTGAATGATTCTACGGTTTTTTATATAAGGCTCTCTCAATATAAACACATAGTCTATATTGGTTCTAAGATTGGGAGGTATGCCTAATGGATATTGCATTGTGATGATAAGCATTATTTTCCAGTGACGCCCATTCATAAATAATAATCTCATCATTTTATCACGTGTCCATGATGCATCGTATAAGCAATCGTCTAATATAACAAACGCACGTGAATCAATAGTAGTCCGCTTGTATTGTTCAAGTTCTTTTCTTACCTGTTTAAGCACTTGTCGTTGTCGTTTTAATATATTTTCAATGATGGATATATTATATTCATCATGAATAAACAATTTAGGAACATGTTGGCAATAAAATCCATTTCCAGCTTCTGTTCCTGATATGACCGTTCCTATGGGTATATCTTGATGATGATACAATAAGTCTCTAACCAGATAACTTTTACCAGTATCTCTACGCCCAATCAATACTACAACTGGTCCTTTATTTTCATCGGGTTTAAAACTAATGCTATTCATATTGAATTTACTAAGTTCTAACTCACGTGACATTGTGAATGATTGAGAAATTAAAGAATTATATTCACCGCAAGAATGATAATTAGTTTATATGTGTAATTAATTATATAATTAATGTTCAATGGAATTTACATATATAAAACCGGATCATACTGTTTTATTTCAAAGTGTTATAGGCGTCAATGGTATGGGTGTTAAATATCCACAAAATTATATACCTATATACAATCAGTTTTTTTCGTTGACATCTAATAATTACAATACAATTAGGTTGAACCATAAACATTCATTGTATGAAGTAAAGAATAAAGTGAATGCCAATATATTTAACTGTACTATACAAACTGGTAAGATACAAAAAGAACAGGATGTATATTTTAAATATAGTCCATTGTTAGACCCTTTAAAATATATAGTTGGACGATATAAGGAATATGATATAGGGTCTTTACCACAATATACAAGGTTACAAGAACATGCAAAATGTAGTGATTCCAATAATTCTGCTTATATTGATGGAATGTTTAATTATTTATCTAATCAACTTTTGCATTATCATGGGTTTTTGCATGGATTAGAATTTTATGGTTCGTTTCTCGCCATTAAAAATACATTTGAATGTAATATTTCAGACGATATAGAATATATAGTACAATCAGATTTTTTTAATCAACATAATGATACGTTATTTCATATTAACATTCCTATAACGAAATCATCTCCTAAACGAAGCCGATGCAATAAACCGAGTCTGGATATTGGTGAAGTTACAGACATTTCTTATGATACGATGCCATCCTTAAATATATCAGATTCTATTGAAACCGAATTAGAATTAGTTTATTTAAATGTTACACAGTCTACAGAGGAAACCACAATAAATAGTGAATGTTCCTCAGTATCTTCTAAAACAGAAGAGAATAATTCAGACACGTCTTCCACCAGTGGTTATTCCACCATCACAGAAGACGATGATAATATAGCAACTCTATATAGTTTCCCTGTACATGTGATTGCTATGGAAAAGTGTGTAGAAACATTAGACGATTACCTCTCTCATCACAAGGAATCACTATGTGAAGACGAATGGCGTTCTATATTGTTTCAAGTGGTCATGACCTTACTGGTATATCAACGAACCTTTCACCTTACGCACAATGACTTACATACCAATAATATTATGTATACTCATACTCATCATACCTATCTTGTATATACATGGAATGATATCACCTTTAAAGTTCCAACGTTTGGGAAAATATACAAAATAATTGATTTTGGCAGAGCCATTTATCGCTTTCGTGGTCGTATCCTTTGTAGCGATAGTTTTCATCCAAAAGGAGATGCTGCTTCACAATATAATTGTGAACCGTATTTAAACAAACAAAAACCATGTATTGAACCTAACTTTAGCTTTGATTTATGTCGTCTAGGATGTTCTTTGTTTGATTTTATATCCGATGATATAGATTATAACACAGTAAAAGATACAGATAATACACATCGTATTATATTAGAATGGTGTCAAGATGATAAAGGACGTAATATTTTAGTTAAACAAAATGGTGAAGAACGATATCCAGATTTTAAATTATATAAAATGATTGCTAGAACCGTTCATACTCATACACCTGAGCTAGAACTCAATAAGCCCTATTTCTCAACGTTTATAACACAAGAACATGTGGATACAACGTTACCAACAATGCATATTAATGCATTCACAAATTATATAAATTAATATTATATATATATAATATGCCAACAGTATATACCGTAGATGTATCAGGTACAAGTCTAATATTTAGTGGGGAGGGACAGACGAAGACCATAAATTTTAAAGATTGTTTGAATGCAACAAAGTTATTAAACGATGACCCAAACGGTGGAACCTCCCTAACATTAGCCGAGTTTACACAGGATCAATCAAACATTGTGATTTCAGATATGATAAAAGACGGCGCATCAATACAAATGATAAACCAAGTTATATCGTCATGGGGGTCATTTAAACCGGATTCATCCTATTTAAATAAAGATTTTATAAAAAACGCTAGAAAAAAATTAACGGAACAACGTGCCAGCGAAATAATTAATATAGAATGGAATGCTACTTCAAAAGTTCCAATTATGCCATTGGAAGTCACGCGTGCGACACGTGATTGTGGAATAGGAATTGAAACCATATCTCCTGATATACCCCTTTTCAGTACATTTGCACAATTTTTTGACACAGCCACTAACACAACCCATAAGATATGGCCACCAATAAATGATACAATT